CTATGTACTGGGCTGTATCCTCTATCTCACGTCCGGCATTTACTGCCTTGGCAACCATGTTGTAGGCGCGACTAGCACCGGATATACAAGCAGCTATTGTTACGGGGTCCATCAGTATGCCCTCACTGTTACGGGGTCTGCCACACGGGGCAAACAATATGCAGCGAGGGCCACGCCTCGGGGTTCGTATCTAAGGGTCCGCTCTACTTTCCCCCTGACAATAGCTGTAGCAAAGTAATTGCACCTATTGATGTCATAGAAGTACATGTCCGAAGACTGTATCTGGCCGTTGACCAGAACATATAACAAAAATAGGTGTGTCATGGCTCATCATGGCTTGTTAAAAAAACTAAAGTAGGACCCCGTTAGCAAGGCACCTAAGAAGATATAGGTAAAGGTTTTAATCACGGTGTTTGCCGCAGTACGCTTTGCTGAGCGCCAAGAGTCTAGAAGGTCGCGTATCTCACGCATGTCATGAACAGCGTCGTCGTCTTGTAAACCCACGTCACGTAAGGCTTTTTTAGCCCCCGCCTCCGCAGCACGCTGTATCATTGCTTCTAGCTCTAACTCGGTCATCTCATGGGTACTCCTACTGCCTTTAAGTTACTGTATTACCACAGTATCGGTGTCTTCAAAGAATAGCATAGTCCCTTCGCACACGATATTCCAATCTGGGCCTTCCTGCTCGCTCCGAGAGGGCACTTCTATGATTACGTGCCTAGCTAGCCACTCTGTATCGCCTTGAAGCACGCGCCACACGTGCTCTTCGGTACCCCTGCCCGGTTGACCTCGGGATTTGTTGAACCTTATGCGGTATTTCACTCAGGTTTAGAAGGCCAAATAATGTTATCTGGAAATCCAACTTGTAGGCGTATTTCACGCAGTGCTTTGCGGTAAGCTATCCAATCCTGCTTTTCCCCTACCGTCAAGGGTACGTCTGATAGCATAGTCCAGTCAGAATCGCGCAATAAGCCTTTAGCCTTTTCCCATTCAATTTCAGAGGGGGTACTCGTAGGTTCTGCGGCTATTTCACCTTCTACTTGAACCCAACCTTGGTCTGCATAGGCTTCACCTAACCACGACAAATCACCAAGTTTTTCTTGGATTCCACCCATACCGAATATAGGACCCCAATTATTGGGCAGTGGACCTGCTTCGTTTAGGGCTTCGTTTGTTGACAGCTTTTTTAGTTGCCACAGCATTTTCTTTCTCCTTAGCCATTAGTTTAGGCTGCATTCCGGGTTGTTGTTCGGGAGCAGGTAGGTTAGCTCCTACATTCATATGCTCTACCATGTCATTTGCATGTGGGGGATGGCCTACACCGGGAAGATTTTGTTGCCCACGAAAATGAGCTAATTCTTCCGGCGTTACTTTCCAATCCCTCCAACTTGCAAAATCTTTACGTGGCAGGAGTTGAAGATGGCACCCTGCTGCGGCCGATAATTGGTGTATAAGTTCAATCGCTTCTACAGGTTGTAATATACTATATAAAAATCTATCGCCGTTACCGCGCATAGTTATTTCTACCGTCCCACCAAAAGCAGTTCCGGCTGTTATAGACCTAGCTCGGTTATCGTTTGCCTTTAAATTTTCTATCTCGTTTTTAAGGGCAAGCTCGTGTAGCAAACGATCTCTTTCTTTTTTAAGCGCGTTACTCATTACTGTTCATTCCAAGAAATTACAACTTGCCCGCCAGTGGGGACTACAACAGGATAACAGGAACCACCTGTTACACTAATACAATTATAGGTAGTAGGGTTAGCATTAGAGCCGGGGTTCCCCGGATTACCGGGATTACCTACTGCCCCACGACCGCCACCACCCCCGCCCGGTGTGCCCGGAGCTACACCGATACGTGCCACGCCGCCACCGCCACCGCCACCGCCAGCACGCCATAAGTGTGGGCAAGAGGCTCCATTGCTACCGGGACAGCCCGGTCTAACTGGATTACAGCCTCTGTATCCGCTAGCTCCCCCTGCCCCACCCCCACTGTTACCCCCAGTGCCGCCCGCCGCAGCAGCGGGGCCGGGGTTCCAGTTAGCACCGGTACCGCCGGGATTACCTGTTCCGGCACCTCCCCCGCCACCGCCACCGGTACCACTATTAGCTAAAGCACGTCCATTTCCACTAGCTCCGCCTCCCGGAGTGCCGCCCGGCGCAATATAAGGGCAACTGAAAGTTATGTTATTTTGATTGTTGGAGGTATTATATTCCCAATTAGCAGCAAGGCTTCCTCCGTTACCACCTGTTCCGCCACTACCACCTAGTCCTGCATTACCGGCAGCCCCTCCGGGGAATGTTTGGCCTATCGCAGTAGCCGCAGTCCCTGCTGATCCGGAACCACCGTTGGCTCCACTACTTCCGGGCACCGCGCTATTATAGTAGTAACGCATACGCGCCGGAGGCCCGCCCGGCTCCCCTGCTCCACCGGCATATCCAGAATTAGAAGCGTCAGTTCTTGGGCTACCGTTAGCGAAGCAGTAGTACTTATTTAGAGACTGCCCCCCATACCTTCCCGTCCCCCCGTAACCCGAGTTACCAACAGCGCCCGGATTTCCCGCCGTGCCTGCGCCGCCTTTTCCCGTTAGATTTACTGTAGAAAGCCCTGCTACAGCGGAAAAGGTTCCCGGCGCATTAAATGTTTCACTTCCGGCAGGGACAGGGATTTTGCCCCCAAATAAAGATACTTTAGAAGTTCCGGCAGGCATAACTAACTCCTTCTTGCTGGAGAATCTAAACCTAAAGATTCTCGCTTATCAAATTTACACTCGGCATTCGGGCCGTTTTTGTCTACGTAGTGCAACATAAATTGTACATTGAGCTGCCCTTCAGGCAACTTTCTTCGCCAATGCGTGGTTTCGCACCCTTTATATATAACCGCATCGCCCGGGTTTAACAGGCACTTTACAGGGTCATTGCTCTCGTATTGCATCCAAATGGGCCAAGTTTCACCCTTACAAGCTACATTTACCGTAACACTAATTTCGCAAGACGGGCGATCTGTATGCGGAGTAAGCTCTTCTCCTCCTTGGTATACGCGGCTAAAAGAGTAAGTTGGCTCTAGTTCTAGTCCTGTTTGTTCCTGTACCGCAGGCAAACATTGTCCCAGTATTACTTCGATTAAAGGGTCCGCATAAAATCCAAATTTGCTTTGGTCGTGTTCTTCAAGTTGTAGCTTAGGTAGCCATTCCCCACGATTTATTTTATTTTCAAAATACTGGGATATGGTTTTTATAGTCACATCGTCAACAAAACCTTTTACCTTAGTGTACCCTGCGTTTTGAAAACTATTCATGGTAAAACCACCCTGTTACCACATGTTTAGGAGTATCTCCATAAACTGGGTTACCTCGATGCGTGTGAGTAAATGAGGCAGGCCACAACACCATAGTATTCGCAACAGGATTTATCCTTCGTTGTTGGTATAAAAATTCTGTTTCCCCGTTAGATTCTGGCGGTAGCGTATTTAAATACAACATATAAACAAGCCCTCTTCTAGCTTGCTCTGCATTACCCTGTTCAAAATGCCACACATGGTAACCCCCACCGCTAGGGACTCTTTGTAATTTTATATTTTTACAGTTTATGTTTAAACTTTTGAGTACAGAAAATTGCTCGCTGTAAAGGTCAAAACAATGTTGTAGCCCAGAAAAAAATAACTTTCTTGGGCATTCGCCGTTAAAATAGTCAAACTCTAAATTCGCCGCGTTTAAATTCATAGCGTGGTCGCTTTTTATATGAGTACCTACATTTTCAGTTTCTTGTCGATTATACCCTACACCAATTTCCGCAAGCCGATCAAACTCAGAAATTAAATGCTCGCAGAACCCTTCTGGAAATACGTCAGAAAAAACGCCTATAAAATCTTTATGCTCTACTTTCATTTAAACTCCGGTCCTGAAATCCATGCCACTAGTGTTTGTCTTGTACCTTTAGTTACCGGCGTAACTTGGTGGAGGGTCCAAGCGGGAAAAACCGTTATAAGCCCCCTCTTTTTTTCCATGCTAGTGGGTTCTTTTCTATTTAGTATCTGCAATTCGCCGCCTTCGTACTCTCTTGGGTCTGAAAGCTGCACCACCATAGATAATTTTCTTGATGGTCCTGACCTTCCAAAATCTTGGTGCCAAACATAAGTACCTTGCCGAGCTTCGTGGTAGTTGGTTAACTGTATGTGCTCCCCAAAACCCGTCAGCTCAAACCCAAAATATCTAGCGTTTAAACTCGCTGCTACGTGGGCTAACGTATCAAATACCCAAAAGGATTCTTCATTTTTATCCAACCAGTTAAGCTCGGAGCGTCGTATTTCGCTGTCAACTTTTCCACCTACCCCACCACCTACTTGCGCGTCTTGTACCGCTTCTTTTGCTTTTTGTTGTAACCAGTCGAGTTGTTCGTTAGTAAAAGCATTTTCCCACCAAGCAAACGGCTCTATTCCTCTTGAGTACGGCGTCAGCATATGCTGCATTAAATAAACCTTTTT